ACAGACCGAACTCAACGAGTCCGGCTATGCGAAGGTCATCGGTGCGACTCCGCTCCCGGTCCAAAGCGCCCCTGCCCGACCCAGCAACCGCGCGTCCGCCGGAGTCGTCACCAACGTCGGACCTGACCAGCAGGCCGACGCCCCCGCCTTGGCCAAGCAGCACGCCGCCAAGGTCGCCAAGGTCAGCCCCCTTCGGGCCGACGCCCCTGTCGAAGGTGAAGCCGACGACGACGACCTCCCCTTCTAGCGTGGACATCACCGTCCACACCAAGTACGGCGGTGCGACCGAGGGGCTCGACGCCCTGCATCGCGTCGTCAAGCTCATCGAGGAACTGCGGCTCATCCCGGGCATGGACATCACCGTCACGGGCGAGGTCTTCGTCAATGCGGCGTATGCCTCCCCGGTGACCGTGCCCGAACCATATGCGGAGCCGGTTGCGCCCATGGGGGACGCGCCCGACTCCTAGAGCCCTAGCGTGGGGGGCACACCCCGTGCTAGGCTCCGCAGGCTGCCCTAGGGATGGGGAAGCTTCCACGAACGCCCTCGCTGTCGGGTTTCGACCCCCTCCGGCGGGGGCGTTCGTGTACCCTGCGCGGGTGAGTGACGCCCCAGAGTTCACCGTCATCCCCGAGTTCGAGGTCATCGACGCCCCGGTCATCGACCGGGCTGCCGTGGCCAACCGTCAGGCGGTCAAGGACCACTACAAGCGCTCCCGGGGCGTGGAAATCAAGGTCGCCGACCCCGACGAAGCGCCTGACACCATCCCCGAGTACGTCGAAGCCGACGCTGACGACCTCGCAGCGGTCGTCGTCAGGAAGACTCGGACGCTTCTGGCCGCTGGCAAGATGACCCCGACCCTGCGTGATGGGCTCACGGCCCAGCAACTGCTCGACCGACGGGCCGAAAAAGCCGCTGACAGGCGTTTCATGCTGAACCTAGCGATGGCTATGGCCGGTGGCGGGGTCGAAACGCCCCAGAAGTTGCTCCCACCGGGTGAAGACGCCATCGAGGGGGGGTTCTCCGAGGTTGAACTCGCCCCGGAGCACCTCCGACGGCCGTAACCACCCATCAACGCACCCCGGAGTCGAAGCACGGGCGTCGGCTGCGCGCGGCAGCGTCCAAAGAGGCCGCGATGGACCTCTCGGCGCTCATCAACAGCCCCTTCGCGGCGGATATCGCCCGTGGAAGGTGGGATATCGAGTTCTTCGCCTCACGCTTCCTCGGTGTGACCCTCCATCCGGGCCAAGTCGAGTTCGCCATGAGTGTTCTGATGCGCGACATGGGCGGATGGCGACCCAGATACCTCGATATCGCCCTCGCAGCGGGCAACCGTGCGGGCAAGACCGTCATCGAGGCCATCTGCCACTTCCACTCGACGTGGTACAAGCTCGGCTTGCCGCCACCGAGGCTGAGTTCCCTTGCGTCGCTCTCGAAGTGGAATGCCCTGCCCTACGAGTGGTACCACCTCGCCATCGCCCAAGAGACCTCTGAACTCGCCTACATCGAGTTGCGAAGACTGCTACAGGGCAACCACGAGGCCCAGAAGAACGGCTGCCCGCTCACCGAGCAGTTGGGCCCACAGGTGGTCGAAATGGACAAAAAGTACCGTTCTGAGTACCTGTGGACCCAGATTCACCCCGTCTTCGGCGGTGGGACCATCCACTACCGGACGACCGGCGAGAAGGCCATCGGCTCGCTGGGCAAGGACATGAACGGCATCTCCTACGACGAATGTGGCTTCGACCCCAACTTCGAGTTCGTGGTCAACGAAGTGCTCCACATGCGACGGCTCTCCACGGGGGGCCAGATGTGGCTGGTGGGCACGGCCACCGAAGGGCTCACCGCCTTCGCCGATGCGTGGTACGAAGGCGACCCGGCAGCACCCGACCGCAAGCCCGACAAGATGTCCCTGAGGATTTCCACCCGGGACAACATCGGCTTCGGGATTGAAAGAGTCATGTTCGAGCGGCTGGTCAGCGCCATGCCGCAGGAGTTGGTCCCACAGAACATCGACGGGTTCTTCCTCGAAGGGCGACGCAGTTTCTTCGCCCAGAGCGCGGTGGACCAAGCCTTCGTCGGCGGTCTCGAAGAACTGACCCCGGCCAAGCCCGGCCATCGCTACGTGCAGGGCGCTGACCCGGCCCTGACCTACGACTCGACGTGGAGCATCGTCCTCGATGTCACCGATGCCGAGCACGTGGTGGGGGTCAGCGCCCGGCACCAGACCGGACGCACCACGGGCCCCGTCATCGCCGCCTTGGTGACCGTCCAGCACATGGCCTACACCGGTCAGGGATTGGTCTGCGTGACTGGTGTTGACACCACCGGCTTTGGTGGGGCGATGTTCCGAGACTCACTCCCCATCAGGGTGAAAAGCGTCGAGTTCGGGGGTACCCGTGGGCGCAAACTCAAACTTCTCACCGACCTCAAAGCCGCCTTGGAGGGCGGTAAGCTGCGCTTCCCCAGAAGCGGGCCGTGGCTCACGCTCCGCCGCCAGCTTCTGGGGTATCGGCTCGAAGACAAGAAACTCAGCACCGACGCCGTGATGGCCCTCGCCGTGGCGTGGTCGATGGTCAAGTACGCCCCCACGCCCGCCCCATCCACCCGGTTTGACTACTTCGGGGCGACGCCGCGTGGTGTATCCTCCCGTCCGAGTAGCTCGCCACCCCCATTGGATGGGCACAGGGTCGCGGCCACCACTTCCGTCAAGGACATGACTGGATGAGGGGCAGCGTTGTACGTTCTCGACGTACACGAGGCGAGTGCGACCGCTAGCCGTCGTGATACCGATGGAGAGGCCATCGGCCTGCTCGACTGGCTCAGGGTCCGGCGCTTGGCCGTGGAACCCGAGCAGGCGGTCTTTTCCGCTCAGTGCGACCGCTGGGACAACCTGTACTACCCCCAGATGTTCACCTCGGGTGGGGCCGACCACTGGGCCGACCACTTCAGCGCCCGGGCCGACTCGGGCATGGCCCACGTCAGCGTCAACAGCTACGCCCCGTACGTGGACATCCCGGCTGCCCTGACTGCCTACACGCCCATCGAGAACTGCATCCCCACCCAGCAGACCGACCAAGGCCGTCAGTTGGCCACACTGGTGGAACGTGTCTACGCGGCGTGGAAAGACCAGAGCGACTACGAGATGCTCTGCCACCGGGCCTGTGTGACCAAGAGCCTGTATGGGCGCACCGCCTCGAAAATCACGTGGGACTCCGTCAAGCGCATCCCCGTCTTCGAGGTCGTGGACCAGCCGAGAAATCTCTATCTGGGCTGGGCCAACAGTGAGTACAACCGCCTCGACTGGGCGTGCTACAGCTACTTGGTCACACCCGAGGTCGCCTACGAGGACTGGGGCGTCTGCATCGAGACGGGCTTCGACGCTGACGGCAAGCCCTACCCCTACGTGACCTATCCCGGCCCCGCGCGTCTCGGCGTGGTCGATGGCATCACCGGCATCGGGCCCTACAGCCCGTACCCCATCAGCAACTACAACCCCAGTACGGACATCCGTATCGAGGTGAACGACTACTGGTACCGCAAGCCCCGTGGTGAGGGCAACCACGAGCCCGGCAAGCCCGTGAAGTTCGACACCTACAACGCCATCTTCGTGGGCAACGAGATGGTCAAGAACGAGAAGCACAGCGAGTACCGGGGCAAGCTCCCGTTCGTCCCACTGTTCAACACGTACCTCCCCGGGCTGCCCAACGGGAAGTCCAACTTCTGGGACATCGAGCAGCTTCTCCGCGAGAAGGACGAGCGCATCAGCGAGAACGCCCAGATGATTCACCGGGCCATCGCTGGGCAGATGTGGCAGCTAACCGGGGCAGAAGCGCCACTGGAGGTGCCCGCTGGCTCGAAGCCCCTGCCCAATGAAATCTACACACCCGGTGGGGGCAATCGGCTCGAAGCCCTAGAGCCTTGGATGCCCGAGTTCCAAATCGAGAGCTACCTCGCCCGCATCGACCGAGAACTGGTCGATGTCAGTGGGCTCAACGACCTGATGCGGGGCATGGCCCCGACACAGGTGATGAACTCGGGCAAGGCGGTTGCCGCGCTGGTCTCCAACTACGAGACCCGCATGTCGATGCCGAGGAACATCTACTACCAGTGGCGCAAGGACAACTGGTCCCTCGCCATGGCCATGTGTCC